TTAGGTGTTTTTAGTGTAACGTAGTTTTGAGCAGAAATCAATAGTTTATAATTTTTAACGCATCGTGGGGGTGTCAGTTGGCATATATATAACGAGAGTGTGATATATGCCCTTGCGCGCTCACGCTTGCTTTGCGGTCCAAAGAGGACTTTGAACCGCTTATAATAGAAGGGGGTCCGTTAGGACCCCCCTGAGGAGACACGCTGTAGATAAGGCTTAAGCCTTTATTTTTTAGACAGCTTAGCTACGGCGTTTACGCCTAGTGTTTCGGAGACGAAGAGGATTGCCTCGTTTAGAAGTTCGAGAGCTTTGTCGTCGTAGACGTTGGAAGAAGTTTTAACGTACTTTTCGAGAAGTGGGTAGACAATTAGAACCCATACTTGTTTGGCGAAAAGTCTGATAATTACTGTTGGAATCATGGTTTTACCTCCGGTTTTGGTGTTTCTACGGGTTTAGGTTTCTCGATAGCGAGTCCCATAGTTACCATTTCTTTAATATTAGCAGGATTGCTTGTGAATGCAAGGAATTCTTCTGGTGAGTTTTGGAACCTTGCTCGTACTTGCGCACTTAAAGCGTTAAATTGCTCGTTTGCGTGAAGTACAGTTGCGTATGCTTCTTGATAGGTAGGGACATCGGAGAAATCGCCATAACGAGGATCCGTTTTGATCATGTCAGGAAGTTGACCGGTTTTTTCATACCTTTTAAGGATGTTGTTAATGTCAGCAGCAGCAGCATCAGATTGAAGTGTCTTGCTTGGTTCTTTTTCGTGATCAAAGTGAGTAACTACTTTGATTCTATTTTCCCATGCAGTAGCAAATTTTGGTTTCATGTGTTCTCCTAGTTTATGTTAGATTTAGTGTTGCCGAAAAGCCCACCGTTGGGCAGTTTTCTTCCAGTTTTATAAAGCTTGTTTAAGTCTTTGACTTTTTTTACGATACTGAACATATCAACAGCATTGTTTATTATTCCAGCACCTTCAGAGCCCGCCTTTAGCCATTTTTCCTGTTCATACCAATCCTTATCAATTCTTGTCTTTTCCTTAATCCAGTCAGCCTCCGACTGAGCAGAGGAGGCTTGAGCTTCTTTGATTTTTGCATCTGCTGTAGTTGATTTAGTTTGTGCCTCTACAAGGGGAGCCTGTTTTTCTTGTGTAGTTGCCTGTGCCTCATTCAAGGCAATTTGAGCTTTTGCAGTTCTGGACTGAGTGTGTAAACCGTAAGCTTCCATAGCGGCTTTTGCTAATCCTGTTTTTGTTGCAGGGTCAGCGCTAGCCATAGCGCCCGAAGGTGTAGACGCAGGTCCTTGTGTGTATGCAAGCATTGGATTAAGACCAGCTTTTCTCATATCCTCCACACCTCTTTGATAGCCAGTGTTTGACATTCGTTCTTGAAAAGCCATCTGTTCACGAGCAGAAGCCAGATTAGTTTGATTTGCGTCCTTAGTTGCCATGTAATCACCGATACCGGGTATGAAAGAAAGGGCGGTGTTAGCGCCCTCCCCATTCATTCCTTTGAAAGGAGCACTTATCATTGAGCCAGCAGAGCCGAATGATTCTCCTAGATCACTTAAGAAACCCATATAGCCCTCCTAGAAGTGGTCGATTAAGCCGGGAACGGAATAAGTTGGCATTGGTCGAGCACATTTAAGTTTAAAGTAAGCATCGAATAAGAAGTGAGGTTCTGTGTTAACAGCGAGGACACGAGCAAGTGGAGGATTTTCTTGAATAAATGTTGAGTTTAGTGCTGGTAATGCAGAAAATTCTTGAGCAAGATGCCATTGGTCGATGTTGTTTGCAGCAGTTGATCGGAATAACCCCGTGATAACACTAGGTTTATAGCGATATTCTGCATAGCGTTCTTGGTAGGCAAAAGTTTGATTATCGTTTGCATCATTTTGGGCATAAATTTCTTTGTTGAGGATACTCTGTTCGCCCAAATGACTCAGTGCAGGAAAATAGAAGTCGTATCTTGTTGAGCGGCTGAACATTCTGTTTAAGCCCTGTTGATAATTGAGGTCGGCGCGTACTGACGCATAACCCAATAGAAGTGTGTGTTCGGTAAAGGATTTAGAGAAGCCATGTCCTGAGCCTGACGTTGTTGCCATAGCAGCGAGATTACCCTGAGGGGATGTTACGTCTGTTGACGATGTTTTTGCAATAGGATGAACGTTAATAGGAGATGAACCGCCACCGAGATATTCAGGACGCTGTAAGCGAGCGTCAGGGGATGTTACATTAAAGTGGGATCGTACAATTTCCGTATAACGCGTTCCGCCACGAGCATCACGTTCGAATAATTTTTGAAGTTGAAAAGCTTGACGGAGTGAATTAATTGTGGCTGCGGTTGCTGTAGATAGATCAGCACGGATATTTGGATAGCCAGCGTTTGCGCCCGTTGAGTTTTCTCCATACCAGAGATCGTCTTGAGCACCACCGTCGAAGATAGCGGCTTGTGCGTATGTGGATGCGGTGCCATCTGATTCGTTTACGGAGACATTGTTAGCTGTGAAATTAATAGTACTTTTTCCGATACCGAGTACAGGTGCGGAGGTTCCTAAAGGAATTTGAACGGCGGTGCCCTTTTGTGCCCATGGGAGCCCTGAGGTGAAGTAATCGTGGCGTTTATTTCTGCGTTGCAATACGTAGTCAGTTGGTGAGTCGGGACCGTCGTCGCGATCTACAACTAGTGAATTTTGCAGGTTTTGGTCACGAAACCATTCGTTATAAATAAGATTTGATGCCCTGTGCCATAGTGATGAGTGAGTAAGACCAGCGATACCAGTAGGAATGCCGAAGTAATCAGAGAGCGAGCCGATTGTGTGTCCTGTTACAGCAGGGGCGGACATTGTGGGGACCAGGAATGATGTTGAGTCCCCGGGGTTAATTTGCTCCCCCATAAATTTTTTGAAGTTATCCCACACGAGACGAATAGGGACTGCGAAGAAGAAGGTGTCTAGAAAGAGATTATCCATAAACGGAGCAATAGGAGTAGAAAGACGAGCGAAGTGAGCCATTCTGAGATGAAAGGTATCACCGGGGAGAGCCTCGTCTACAAAGATAGGGACTAGATAGCCAGCATCGAAGGTAGTTTTGAAGCCGTGCGAGCGGTCGAAGGAAGAACGTTGAATGTCTGCCCTCGGGACCTGAGAGAAGTTGTGAGTCATTACCGATTTCATTGATTGACATCCTTGTTAGAAAGTGAGAGGGGGTTGCCCCCCTCTTGGTTGATTTAAGCTTTTTTTGAAGTCAAGAGCCAGACCGAGATTCTGTTTTGCTTCATAGAGATGAGTAATACCTGAAGCTTGATCATATTCACCAATTTCAAAAATGGTGAAGTCGGATGGATACTTAGAGAACTTTGATTTTTCGTCGTTACATGCGTTTATAAATTCCCGGAGAACGTCGCCTCGAGTTACACCGCAGAACGGGTTGTCGTAGCACTCTGTTTTACTGTCGTAGATTGTGAACATTTTTAACATAATTATCTCCTCTTAGGGGCATTATTGCCCAAGTAGTTCTTTACGATACTTGATAACTTTTTCATCGTAACTTTGTGGATAAGTGAGTAAGCCCTGAGGTAAGTCAAGAGATCGTTCTCGATTGTCCATTGCGCGAGAATCTTTGATTTTGGATTGTAGTATTTTAATTTGGTGTTTAACATTGAGTCTCTCCTCTGTTTGTTCTTCGTGGTTAATATTGAAGAAGGTAGAGTACTCGCGTTTTTGTTTTGTGTCCAGCATTTTTTCAGGGAATTTTTTTTCATAGAACTTATCGTAATAACGGGGAGGTCGTTGAGTTTTGCCGGCGATCATACATATGTCATAGTTGTAGATATCTGTGTGATATTTTTCTATCCAATTAAGACCGATAGCAGGCTTGCGAGAACAAGCAGTGTATTCAGGCAAAAGAGAGCCATAATAATCAGCAGCATTAGAACCTCGTATTTTTTTTGTGACGTAGCCCGCAGTATAAGCGGCAGATGCCGGAGTAAGTTCACCAATCGTAACCTTGCCTTTTTGCCATAGATTGTTAAGTATTTCAGATTCAAACTGTGGGAGATCAGATTTAGTATTTTCCACGCGAAGTTGGTCCGGAAAGCTAATGTTGAATAGACAAGCATGATAGTGAGGACGAGAAAAGTTTTCGCCATATTCTCCACACATGTAGTAACCGATTTTAAGATCATGTATTACCTTCTTGCGAAATTTTTCGTACAAGAGAAGATCATATGATTTTAGCTTTCTGATTTGTTTGAATAGTTTTTTGTTTTGTTGCCAGCGATATTTTCGCAGGCGTTTCATGAAGAGTTGGAAATCTTCACGATTGAGGGACCCTTTGTCCGGTAGATTTTTATCATTGTATGTAAGTGTTATGAAGCAATTGTTCATGTGAAGCGAAGCTTCATGTGTGATTCGTACGGCCCATTGACGGGCATACTCTTTGCGACAACCTATGCAGGTTCCGCAAGGAAGTTTTATTGGATGTATATTTTCTTCATTGTCAGGTTGAAAGGATACGCCCTTACGTGTTCGAAAGGCGTTAATAGGTGTGAAGCAGGACAAGGATACCTCTTTTTTTAGAGGCGTATTCCGCCTCTGTTGACACTAAGACTATTTTTATAGTTTACACGTTTTGCGTTTTTTGTAAAATTTTTTCTTGATTTTTTGTAGCTCATTTTTTGACGTTTCATTGTTACCACCTTTATTGTCGTTTTATCGTCATTTAGGTGTTTTTAGTGTAACGTAGTTTTGAGCAGAAATCAATAGTTTATAATTTT